GATGATGAGATAGAAGAAGTAGTAAAGATAAAAGCAGGGTCATATAAATTAGATGTTCCTGATGATACTATATACTATGCTAAAGAAGTTGAGATCAGACCCTTTATGCAGAGGTTTATGTATAAGAGATTTGTTAAGGCTATTAATCCAAAGAAGGGTGATCCTCTAGGTATCTTCCATAAAACTATTATGGCAGACAATTTAAATATTGATTTGAAAGATAATCAAGGTACATTTAATTGTGGTAAGCCAAGTGGTTATATAAAAGACTTTTCATCTCTGTCTGCAGATATGCAGAACTTAATTAAGCAGATAAAAAGAGTTAGAGTTTTATTTGGTTTAATAACTATGAAAGATGTTAAGACTGAGAAGAGTGGTAACCTTACAGAGGTAAAAGATGTTCCGTTTATTTGGGAGATAGATAATCGTGAGGCATTTAAGATTGTAGGCAAACCTTTTGCTACACTATCTACTATGAGAAAACTACCTGTGCAACATACTATAACTGCCTTGGGTGATCCTAGAGATTTAGCTAGTGGTGAGAAGTTTTATGTACCTAAGGTTATGTTAGATACAACCAAGTCCATTGAGTTAAGTGATAAAGATCAGACAACCTTTACTGATTTTATATCTTGGATTGAGAATTATAATACCTATATAATGAGTATGTGGGATGATAAAGTTAATTCAAATATCTCAAAGGATGATGAGGATACTGTCTCACAATTTGTGCAGATCGATAATGAAGATGTAGCTTAATGAAAAGTAATAACCCCTTTAAGGTACATAATATTAACTATCTATCACCTAGTAGTATGAACACTTACATAAGTGATATACCCATGTGGATAACACGATACTTGTTTGGTGTTAAATCTTCTAGTGGTGCTAGTGCAGTAAGGGGTATTGCAGAAGAGTTTGCACTAGCTAATAAATATGAGAAAGGTGTGTTTGACTTTAATCTTTTGGACATGAAGTTTATGTCCTTGTGTGCAGAATCACAGATAGATTTAGGAGATACTAAAACTATAAAAGAAAAAAAGTTATTGAAAGACTTTGGGAAAGTTATTGATGAGAACTTTAATCATGAGAATCTTGTAGCTTATCAAGAGAAAGTTGAGGTTCAATTTGATGACTTGCCTGTACCTGTCATGGGATACATTGACTTCAGGTTTGAAGATAAAATTGTAGACCTAAAGACATCTACAAGAATGCCCTCTAAACCTACAGAGGCACAAAAGAGACAGATGGCTTTGTATTCTATGGCATACCCAAAGAGTAGTGTAGATTTATTCTTCGCTACACCTAAAGAGTGTAAGACATTTACACTAACAAACTTATCACAGTATAAGAAACAACTTAAAAAGGTTGCCTTTAGTATACAAAAGTTTTTGTCTATAAGTGATGATAGACATGAGTTAGCTTCTTTAGTTTATCCTAACACAGACTCTTGGATGTGGTCAGGAGAGATGAAAGAAGAAGCAAAGAAGATATGGAGTGTAAAATAATGTCCACTAAAAACATAGAGGAGCTAAAAGCTAACATAGAAAATATGGAGAAAGAGTTAGCAGAAGCTAAGAAAGCCTATCGTGAAATGAAAACGAAAGGTTTAAAGGAAGCTATGGAAGCCAAGAAGATGGCAGACGAGGCAGTGAAGGAAGAGTTGAAAGCATTAGGTTATAACTATAATACTAACTCATCATACTCTGAATGGAATCCCTTCACAGGTTGGAGAACTTTTCTATAGTGTCACCACATAGAGCATATCGTAATGCTTTGAAGCATGGGTATAGGAGTGGATTAGAACATAAGATATCTCTCTACTTGAAAGAAAACAAGTGTAAGTTTACATATGAAACTGTCAAGATAGAGTGGGAAGACTTATCTTATCGCACCTATACCCCTGACTTTATATTAAGTAATGGAATAATAATAGAAACAAAAGGTAGGTTCTTAGCATCAGATAGACGTAAACATTTAGCCATACAGAAACAACATCCCCATTTAGATATTCGATTTGTGTTTGAAAATAGCAGAAATAAATTAAGGAAGGGAGCAAAGTCTAACTATGGTGAATGGTGTATCAAGTATGGGTTTAGATATTACGATAGAATAATACCTGAGGATTGGTTAAAAGAAAAAGGTAAAAATAAATACCCAAACTTCATTAAGTTTTCAGGTAACAAAGTTAGGAGAATAAAATGATGATGGATAAAAATGATATCTGTATTATGTTAAAACCTATAATAGATAAAGATAAATGGACAGGTGATGTATCCATTGGTTTAGTTTCCACAGATCGTATGTCTCTTGATAGGGAAGATCAAATAGATTTACTGAAGTTAGCAAGAAGAGTTTGTGCAATCTTTCCTATGATGTTAGAAGATGCCAAGATAGAAAGACAGGCAGAGAAATTAGCAGAAGAGTTTATGCCTATGGAGTATCTTCTTACTGATAGTTTAAAAGCACATGACAATGTAATACATATTAATTTTAAGGATAAAAAATGAGACACATGGAGTATATGAAAATGAAAGCAAGACAAGCACAGGAACAATCAGATCACAAACAAACTATGGATATGGTAAATCATCCACCACACTACAACAAATCAGGTATTGAAACTATCGATGCTATACAGGCTATGACAGGTGATGGATTTCAAACTTATTTACAGGGTAATATACTAAAATATTTATGGAGATACCCATATAAAAATGGTGTAGAAGACTTGAAAAAAGCACAATGGTATCTATCTAAACTGATAGAGGAATTAGATGAACATAAAAGTTAGACTAAGTGTTACACTACGAATAGACCCTGAGGAGTATCCTGTTCCTGCAGATGGTAATGTAGCAGAAGAAATACAGGATTATATTAGAGATTCTTTACATGACTTAGAGGGTGTTGAGATACAATATATGAAAACATTAAGCGAGGAACGATAATGAATAACTACTTACCCACAGACTATCAAAACTTTATTGCCCTATCTAGATATGCAAGATGGAAAGATGATGAGCAACGTAGAGAAACTTGGATTGAAACTGTAGACAGATACTTTGACTATATGGATAAGCATCTACGAGATAAAAATAATTATATTATGACTAAGGCATTGAAGCAAAAGTTAAATGATGCTATCACATCTCTAGGTGTTATGCCTAGTATGAGAGCCTTAATGACTGCAGGTGTAGCATTAGATAGATGTCACGTAGCAGGGTACAACTGTAGCTACATACCTGTTGATAGTCCTCGTAGCTTTGATGAATGTATGTATATACTTATGTGTGGCACAGGTGTAGGGTTCTCTGTTGAGAGAGAGAATGTAGATAAGTTACCTATTGTTAATGAACACTTTGAAAAGAGTGACACCATAATAACTGTTGCAGATAGCAGACCCGGATGGTCAAAGGCATTGAGAGAGATGATAGCCATGTTATATGTAGGACAGATACCTACATGGGATGTGTCACAAGTGAGACCTGCAGGTGCAAGACTAAAAACATTTGGTGGTAGAGCATCAGGACCTGCACCCTTGGAAGAGTTATTTCAATTTTGTATAGATAAGTTTACAGGTGCAAGAGGTAGAAGACTATATCCTATTGAGTGCCACGACTTGATGTGTAAGATAGGTGAGGTTGTAGTTGTTGGTGGTGTCAGACGTTCTGCTCTTATATCCTTATCCAACTTAGGTGATGATCAAATGAGACACGCAAAGTCAGGTCAATGGTGGGAGAATGAAGGACAGAGAGCATTAGCTAATAACTCTGTAGCATTCAAAGGTAAGCCTGAGATGGGTACATTCATGAGAGAATGGACATCACTATATGAATCTAAGTCAGGAGAACGTGGTATCTTCAATCGTCAATCTGCTAAAGTAAAAGCATCAGAGAATGGCAGACGAGATAGTAATCATTACTTTGGTTGTAATCCATGTAGTGAGATTATACTTAGACCTTATCAGTTCTGTAATCTTACAGAGGTTGTTGCACGTGAAACAGATAGTTTGATGTCATTAAAAGAAAAGGTACGTATGGCTACAATCTTGGGTACATTTCAATCTACATTGACTGACTTTAAATACTTACGTAAAGTATGGAGAGATAATACAGAAGAAGAAAGACTACTAGGTGTGTCTCTAACAGGTATACTTGACTGCCCTATATGGACAGAAGAAGTATTAAAAATATTAAAAGAAGAAGCAGTAAAGACTAATGAAAAGTTTGCTAAACTATTAGGCATACCACAGTCAACTGCTATAACTTGTGTCAAACCTAGTGGCACAGTATCACAATTAGTTGACAGTGCTAGTGGTATTCATGCAAGGCATAACCCTTTCTATATTAGAACTGTACGTGGTGATAACAAAGACCCACTCACACAGTTTATGAAAGAGGCAGGTATTCCTGCAGAGCCTGATGTCATGAAGCCTGATAGTACAACTGTATTTAGCTTCCCTATGAAGTCACCTAATGGTGCTATCACTAGAACTCAAATGTCTGCTATAGAACAATTAGAATATTGGTTGATGTTTCAGAGACATTGGTGTGAGCACAAACCTTCTGTTACTATCTCTGTTAAAGAAGATGAGTGGATGGAAGTAGGAGCATGGGTGTATAAAAACTTTGATGAGGTATCAGGAATATCCTTCCTACCTTTTAGTGATCATACATATGCCCAAGCACCTTACCAAGATATAGACGAGGATAAATATAATGACTTGACAAAAGCCATGCCACGTGCTATAGATTGGAGTAAGTTGCAAGACTTTGAGAAGGAAGATACTACGAGTGGTAGTAAAGAACTAGCCTGTACTGCAGGTGTATGTGAAGTTGTTGATATTGAAGCAACATAAAGAAGGGAGATAAAATGAGAGAAGTATTACTATCTGCTTTAAAATCCTACTATGTAGGACATATAAACAAACATATTGCTAATGTTGAAATTTATTTAAGTAGGTCTACAGGTATTGGAGAACACTCTGATATAGTAGCATCTATGGATAAAGAGATTGCAGAGATTGGTAAGTATGATGATAGATTAACAATGATAATGAAATATCTTGAGAGGAAACAAGACAATGTACAAGCAGAAGAAAAAACGAAATCCAAATCTAAGTAAGTATGATGCACCATTACGTATTCAATATGAACGTGGTGTCAATGCTTTCAAAGGTAATCAATATATACAGACTGTTAGAAAGAAAAGTGCCAAGATAGTTGCAACAGTCAGTCCTTACAATACTAACACTATGCAACATAGAGAGTGGCAAAGAGGTTATAACTCTGCCTACTTTAGAAACTTGGAGAAAGT